GGGCAAATGAGATTAATTGACACGGAAACAAGTCAATACGTAGCGCATGAAATAGATATTACATACGTAGCACACCAAGTAACATTATGAGTACAACCTATTATTTTGGTAAGTCTGAAACACTGGAAAAATTCGGTGCTTTGGAATTGCCTGTTTTCAAAGTTGATAATCAGTTAGAGTGGGTTATTAATGGAATGATGAAAGGTTGGAAAAACCTTCAACCACAATGGTATAATTTTCTTTACCAGACATCGGTTAAACATCACTCAATCATTGATGCTAAAAGTCGTTACACATACGGTAAAGGTTGGGCAGTAGATACTACTGGTTTAAATCCAACCACTGAGGTTATCGAATTAAAATCTTTTTTAAAGAAGATCGAAAAGAACAAGGTAACTCAAAGATGTATTTTAGATCGAGTTATTCAAGGCGGTTTCGCTTGTGAAATGATTTACGATAAAGCTGGTGCAAGGGTTATGCCTTACCATGTTGACTTTAGTTACATACGTGAGAGCAAACCAGAATACGATAAGGATGGGCAATTAAAACCACCTTTGTATTTTTATACTTCTGATTGGAAAGCACAGCGCCCAAAAGACAATAAAGATTTTGTAGTATTTCACCCGTTTGATGTAAACGAAAAGCCTGACAAGTCAAAAAGATATTTAGTTTATTACAAAGATTACAGACCAGATTTAGGCGCTTATCCTTTGCCTGAATACATGGGAGGCTTACCGTATATCCAAGCAGATGCAGAGGTTGGTAATTTCGTTTACAACAACGTTAAGAACGGATTCAGTTCAGGATATATCTTTAACTTCTACAACGGTGATTTAGATGAGAGCCAACGTGCTAATATTGAAAACGCATTAAAGGCTTCTAAACACGGCACAGAAAATGCGGGCGAACCATTTGTAGCATTTAACCAAGCTGGTGATAAAGGCGTAGAAGTAACACCAATTCAGGCAAACGGTCAAGACGATCGTTATTTACAACTAAACAACCAGATCAGAGATGAGATTTTTACGGCTCACGCTATATCTCCTTTGGTAGTTGGTATGAAAGGTGATAACGGATTCTCAAACAATGCAGACGAAATAAGAACGGCAGTAGAGAACTTCACTGAGGGTTATGTAAAATCTGCACAGGATATTTTCAACGAGTTTATGAACGGTGTAATTGATTTTAATGAGATCAAAGGGAACGTTTATTTACAGAGATTAGACCCAATTGCGGAACAACTTTCTGAGGCTACACTTTTACAGATTTCAACACTTGACGAAATTCGTCAAATGGCAGGGCTTTCAAAATCAGTTACCGAAAGCAATAAGATTGCAGATGCTTTGAAATCGCTTTCACCTTTGGTAGCAAACAAGGTTTTAGAATCAATGAGTGCAGCAGAGATACGTTCATTAATTGGACTTGATACTACTGAGCCAGTTGTTAAGACAACGGTAACGCAAACAAAAGAGTTCAGCGCCATTGGTTTAAACGATGATGATTACGAGGTGCTAGATTCATTCGAGTACAACTTTGAAAGCATTGAAGATGCAATACAAAGGACTTCTGAGTTTAGAATGGCATTCGCTGACAAAACTGAGAAAGCAATTCTCGGAGCGTTAAACGATAACCCAAAGTTAAAGCCCAAAGAGATTGCTGAGATTATCGGTAAATCTTTGAAAGAGGTTAACGCTGCTATTAAGAGTTTGAACGATCAAGGGTTACTCGAAGGTAAAGGAATTACGCCGGAAGGTGAGGGTCAATTAGAGGAATTTATTACGGTTTACAAATACGTAACCAGAAACGATGTGCCACCTGTTGAAACAACTAGCAGACCATTCTGTAAAAAATACATGGCATTATCACAAGGGCGTTCTTTTACGATTGAAGATATTAATTATTTGAGTGAATTAGAAGATAGAGACGTTTTCAAATTACGTGGTGGTTGGTATCATAATCCAGACACGGATAAAACGACTGATTACTGTCGTCACGTATGGGAGGCAAGAATAGTAAGACTAAAATAATATGAGAGCATTATTTGTAAATATTAATTTCATCAAAGAAAACTCACCCATTGATGAGAACGTAGATGACAAACTCATAGAGAATGTTATTTGGTATATTCAAAAAGAGTATGTAGAAAAAACACTAGGCACAAATCTTTACAATGACATTTGTACTGAGATTATTTCTGATAGTACTTTGGCAACTGTACCAGACTATTTAACATTGGTTGATAATTACGTTGCAGATGCGATACTTTATTGGGTTCTTTGTGAATCTCAAATTCCATTAACTTACAAATTCAGAAATAAATCAGTAAACAAAAACACCGATCCAAACTCACAGCCGGTAGGTTTTGAAGAACATAAGTATTTGTGTGACTATTATAGACCGAAAGCGCAATACTTTACAGAACGTTTGGAGCGTTATTTATGCGCTAATGAGACTCTTTATCCTTTATACTGTACAGAGGACGAAGAAGATGAATTAAGCCCACGTAATACGCCGCCGCAAGTTGCAGTTTATTTAGGAAAAGGACAACCGAAAAAAGATAAATATGGATTCTATATCACAGAGTAAGTCAAAGAAATTCAAAAACATTGACAAAAAATTATTGAAGTCTTATGAGCTTAACGTACAACCAGATAATAAAGATAAGCCGAGCGTTTCAACAAGCGCACCACGTCCTTAAAAACTTCGGTAACGGTGGTGAGGCTGATATGGTTTTACATAATCAGCAAGCCACTTATAAATATCCTTTGATTTGGATGAACGATGCACCGTCTACTTATGTGGAAGGTTTAGAGTCTTTTAATTTTAGGGTGTTTTTTTTAGCCCCTGCGGTTACTTTAAAAGAGCGTGGCACTGACTTAATGAGTACAAATGTTAACGAGGTTAAAAGCGACATGATACAGTGCGCTAATGACTTTATTACTTATTGGATTCAGCAAACAGACAACTACGATACTTTAGCACTTGATAAATCGGTAAATAGAGATTCAGTAGATAATTATACAGATGATAATTTAACTGGATGCTACATTGATATTCGATTCTACCAACCACTTGAATACAATGAGTGCGCCATCCCAATGGGTACGCCTACAAGTTTGCCCGATACGTGCGCTCCTGTTCTTATTTATGAAGATGGTATTTTAGTAGATACAATTGCGAGTGGTGGTAGTTATTCTTATACTTCAGGCGGCGGTTCATTCACTTACGATTTATTTTTTAATAATGTTGACACAGGAACTGATATTACAATTGACGGAACCGCAACAACAATAAACTTTATCTGGACTTAATATGCCAACATTTAACGTAAACGTACCAACCCAAATTGATGACAACTTAACCGCTTCTACAACACAGGGCGCAAGTAAGACTGCTATCAATACAGCCCTTGCTTTGAAGGCCAATAAGGTTGCAATTACAGGAGCAACAAAAACAAAAATAACTTACAACGCAGATGGCATTGTAACTGGTGGAGCAGACGCAACTACTGCTGACATTGCAGACAGTTTAAATAAGCGTTATCAAACCGATAACCAACAATCATTTAATGACGCAACAAGTTCAATCCAAACACAGTTAAATAGCAGGATCAAAATTGTATATTCAAAAACAACTGATTCATCTGCCCTTACCGGAACAACTGTAAACACTTTGGTTGATTCTTTTCAGATTTCAGCAAATACTTTTACAGTTGGGGATATTCCGAGATTAAGTATACGCTCTGTTTTTACGGGAACAGCCGGTAATAAAACTATTCGACTTTATTACAACACATCAAATACACTGGCTGGGGCCACTCTTTTCGCTACATCACAAGGTACAAGCGCCACACTTTCAATGGATATGTCGAGAATGATGGCGATAAAATCAACGTCTAACACACAGTCCTATCAAGCGGCTGCCTCGTCTAGTGCGGGAGACTTTAACGCTGCGGGTGCGCCAGCAGAAGTTGCAGTTGACTGGACTGCTGCGGTTTGGATAATAATCGCAATTCAATTAGGAAGCGCAGCAGACAGCGCGGTAGTATCAATGATAAAAATGACAACGTAATGAACTCAGCAGATATAAACTCAATAGAAAAAATTGACAACACTTGTGTGCATGTTTACTTTAAAAGTGGAACTATTGTGTATTACGGCGAAAATGATATTTACATTGATGAAGTAAAGAAAAATATTAATCAGGCATCAGCTTTGTTTCCACATAACCCACCAGAGGAAGCTGAAATCACATTGCTTACTAAAAGTGAATTAGCAAAACTTAAAAATCTTTTGAAAAACAATAAATAAAAACTATGGCAGACTTACACATTTTAATCAAAAAATCATCGGCAACAAGTACTCTGAGAGCACTTGCAAATCACGATGTAGATTGCGAATACTTAGTTGTCCCAATCGCAAACAGAACAGCGGCTTTAACAGAGTTGGCGAATATTGGACGTGATGAATCTATTTACTCAGACATTGAATTAACCGGTTCAGCAAACCAAGTGAACGGAATTATGGTTCCAAAATCAGCCGGAAAATGATAACCAGTTTACCCTTATACTTGTTTGTAGTGACATCGGCAATAAATTTGTTGATGATCCACTATAATTTACCGGTATGGGTATACGAAAACATCTTTTTTCAAGTAAATGAATGGATAGGTAATTCTATACTTTTCAATGTCTACATGGCTTTTCACCTAAGAAAAATTGACTTTGTAAATCGCGTTTGCTTACTAGGACTCTTTGCGTTCAACACAGTTAATCTTCTTTACATGAACGTGAAAATGGACTTTGAAATTTTCAAAACATTTACAATTCAAGCAATTATACTAACAGTGGTGTGCCTCCTCATTGTACGCCCTTTAATCAATAAATTATGGCTAAAGAAATTGAGGAATTAACATTTAGTTGGGGCGTACTGGTTGAGATACTATTTTTCATTGGATCAGTTATGGTGATATACTTTACACAGAAAGCAAGGATTGACAAATTAGAAGGTCAGTTCGAATCCTATTTTGACCAGAACGAAAAGGACAAAGCAGAGGTGCATGATGAGATTGAAAGCATAAAATCAGACATTAAGAATAACTACGAAAAGGTATCTGATAAGATTGATAATTTAAAGACTATCATTCACCAGAATCAAATGGAATTAATGAAGGCAATAAACCAGAAGAAATGAAAAGAATCCAATTAAATACCAATCTTTACCTTGACGAATTAGTTGATCCTGTGACTTATTTCACTGAGCCAGATAACGGACTAAGTAAAATTGATTCAGCATTGATTGATATATTCCAATTGCTTCGGGATAAGCACGGAGACGTAATAAATATAAACGGGTGGTGGGATGATCTTCCGGTCGATATGGTGGTGTTTGATCCGAATGCTTTTTTGGAATTAATGATAGCAAAGAAAGTGGCTGTCTGGTCTGGTTATCGTTCACCGCTTTGTAAGATTGGGGCATCAAAAAGCGCACATAAAAAAGGTAAAGCTATTGATCCAAAAGGCGATGAAAAGAAATTCATGCAGATCGTCAGAGATAATGCACAGCAGTTTTACGACTTGGGGCTTCGTAGGTTGGAAGATATTAAGATCACAAACGGATGGCTTCACATGGACACATTGGAGCAAAATACACAACCTAATTCATTGCGGGTTGTTGACCTTAAAAAATGCACTGAAACAATTTATTTATGATGGGAACAGGATTTTTAAAGAACTTAATTTCAGGCAAAGGTTCTGAGATAATTGAAAGCGTTGGAAACGTAGCGGATAAATTCATTACAACTAAGCAGGAAAAGGAGCAGTTCAATGCGGAATTGCAGAAAGAGGTTAACCGTCACAACGAAGCGTTACTATCTGAGGCCACAAGGGAAACTGAGATGCATCTAAATGACATGTCGAATGCTCGTGCAATGCAAATTACAGCCATTCAGCAAGATGATAAATTCTCTAAACGGTTTGTGTATTACCTTGCTATTGGAATCATTACCATGACGTTTGGATTTGATACGTGCTTTTTCTTTGTAGATTATCCGGCAAGAAATCACGATATTATAATGATGATTGCGGGGACTTTAAACTCAACTGGATTTGCGGCGGTTATCTATTTCTTTTTCGGTTCAAGCAAGGGTTCGGCAGATAAGCAAAAGCAACTCGACAAAATATCAGATAAGAGTAAATAAAAAGCCCTCCGATGTGGAAGGCTCTTTTGCGTGGATCAACCGAGATTAGATTCTGTTAACAGTTGTATTGCTTCTTTAAACTTATCCCGATAGAAATCTATTTCGTCAAGCGTTTCCTTTAGTTCTGGCTTGAAGTCGATACAAATCTGATTATACTTTTCATCTATTCCGGCAAGGTAATTCTGAAGCACTTCTACGGGCGAGATCATAATGTTTTAGGGTCGATTAGTAAGGCTTTCTGTATAAAATGTTGTATTTCTATGTGGCTTGATCGCCACTCATCTGCGATCTCCTCCGCTTTCTTTCTTGCCTTCTGTTCGATAGTGGGTTGGGGTTTGCGAATGAATTTATGTGTTGCAATAAAACCGTCTTGATTCTCGGTTATAAAATGCCCGTCATAAAATCTTTTTGCTCCGTTATATCTATGCTTATGGTGAGCGTATTTATCAAAATTAATACCGTCATCACTTACTTCGCACTCTTCACCTACTTTCACCTCGTCAGATTCAGTCTTACTAAAATACTTTTCTTCTAATTGCTTTTCATAATTAGATTCAGTCTTAGTCTCTGGCTCTACTATCTCTGCCCATTTGTTTTTATCATTGGAATAGATGACCCAATCTTGTATAGTGGCTATATTATATCCATTAATAATTGGATCAGAATCTAAAGTAATTTCTTCACCAGTATCAACTCCTTTTATAACTGTGCCTTTTTTATAAATCTTTGAAGCATATTCTAATTTTGCATCAAGACTAGCCTTACTCCAGTCAACCTCTTCTTCTTTCGGGAGGAGGGATTTAATCTTTTTCTTAAAGTCTGCTAACATTTTTAATTCAAGTGCAGTTGATGAAATGGCAAATATAGAGTTTTCACACTGCTCTATCCACTCAATCACCTCAATTGCAAAGGCACGTACTTTATCGTTTTCGTTTTTCATTTCACTCTGCTTTTTAATTCGGTTAATACTGTTTTTGCTCTGTAATACTGATCCATGTGAAACTCTATTCCCGAAGGCGCGTTGTGGTTTCCATGAACGATACAAAGTATTTTAACGTGCTGCTTTGAAATCTTTTTTAACACACACTCTTTGTCTATTTGTTCTTGGGTCATAAACTACATTTTTTCAAGTTCAGATTTAACTTCATTCCAATAAATCACTTCTTTTGGATAAATTAAGTTTTTTGTATCATAGGAATTAATAACCACATCAACCGCAATCAATGCACACTGTTTGGAGGCATCGAGTTCAATAACTTTTAGTCTTTTTTTTGAATTATTAGGTAAGCAATAATATTTATTAAAAATTTCTATCGCTTTTTCTTTTGGTGTCTGCATAGCTAAAAAAGTTTTTGTTGTTAATACGACCATCAAATATAACAACCATAGAATCTTTTGTGCCATTATCAGGTTTACCATATTTATTCAATGGTAGGTAGAAATTTCCATATTTATCACGTTTACCAAATCTAATTCGACCTTTTATAAACTCTATTTTTGAAGCATTTGGCAGAATCCATTCGTGAAATAATTTTGATGATGTTGATACTGGAATAAGGAATACGCATAGTTTACCCTTTTTCATCTCTTCTACACCCTTTTTTACAAATAACTCTTTTAGATTTTTGCTGTATGGTGGGTTTACGAAATTGGATCTACCCCATTCTATTTTTAATCCATCGTTAACTATCTCGCCTTCATTATATGGACATGGATCGAAACAAAAATTAAATCGCTTATTCAACTCCTCATAAAATTCAGGCGGTGTTGCGTAGTTGTCATCGTTATTAATGTGTATTTTCATAAAAGTTCAATTTTAGTTACTATATTGTTTTCTATTGTGGCGGTGAAGCGCCCAGCCTTTGAGCCAAATGATATTGCAGCTATGAATATGTTTAGTCCCCAATCGTATTGATGACATTTAGGATCAATCTCAAACTCACTCCGGCTGTTTTCTGCGTCCTTATATTCAAGACACTCTCTTGTTAATGCTTTACCGTACTGAGTATAATCTCCGTATTTCGCCCACAAATCATAATGAATTGGAATTTCTACTTTTCCGATTTCCTTCGCCACTGGCCTTCCCTCTTTAAATTCGAGGGTACATAATATTTTTTCCATTTGTTTCAATTTTTTACTTTAAAAGAAGTCCGGCAAGTTGATATGGTTTAGTATTTGTCTTGTCTTTGCCCTACTATTTTCGGGTTTTCAATCCATACCAACTTTACCTTTCTTCATTATTGATCGTGAGTAGTTAAATAATGAAGAATCGATCACCACGCCCTCGATAATAGGCTCAAACACTCACTCTCAATGTCAATTGTTGTAATTTAAAGACCGACCTGTTTACGGTTTCTCCAAGTTGGAATCGAACCAACCTAATACATTTCCAACCTTATAACGGACAATCAATGTCAATTCAGAAAACGGGTGACACAATTCGATATGTGCATTAAGAGCGAGGACATCATCTACCTGTCGCGAGCGCCCTTACCGTGTAGCCAGTTGCCTATCTTCAGCCACACCCGTAATCTGAATCAATACTTTAATCTTTGTGGTCAGGGTAAGATTTGAACTTACAACAAGATAGACCTGTTAACTCCATTTCTGGATTCGGGATTGACTATTAAGCCGAGCTTCCAACTCTACTATCTATGATTCCCTCAATTAAGCATGCAAGCCGTGGTAACCAAGTTTCACCACCTGACCTTTTCAATCCTATTCCTACTGAGTTCGTTTACTCAGGTTTTAATATTTTTATAAATTCTGATTTTTTCAATGCAATTAGGACAAGTAATATTTCCAATCTTAGTTTCATAAATACATGAAGACTCTCCTAATCCAAAAAATTCTGATGTGCAAAGTGTGGCTGAATCAGTAGGACAACGGCTAATGTCTGGCATTGGTGGTGGCATGGACTTGAAGACATTCACCAAGACATTCAAGCAGGATTTTGTTAGCAATGCCCAAACAACAGGAACGGTTGTCAAGAACTTTGAACGGGTGGCTCAGGATAGTTTTCAGATGTTTGATAGGACGGTGCAAAATACGGTTGCAACTGATTTGGGTTTGTCCTTTGCCTTATATGCTGGAACTGAGATCAAAACAAGCCGGGACTTTTGCAAGAAACGCAACGGGATAATTTACAGCCGTGAGGCTATCGAAAGTTGGAACCCGCTTCAATGGGAGGGAAAGATACCAGGAACGGACGTAAAGGAAACGTTGGGCGGTTACCGATGCAGACACCACTTTAGTTGGTTATCCCCTGAGATGGTCGAACTGCTGAAGAAGAGGGGACAAAAAGTTGATGTTTACGATTGATTTTTTTCGTAAATTGCAGTAACAAAACCTATGATGAATGAAAAAAATATCTGATTGTTGGAGCCTATTTAGGTTTGAAAATGGTGGACGCGGTGAAGGTCTTTACATAATTGAAGGCGTTTACGTAGGTCGTTCAAGAGCGGTTATTAGCCGAGTAAAGGAGCACGTATTAAAGGCTACTAAGGATCGTCACGACAACAAGGCACTGCAAAAGGTAATACTAAACGCTATCAATGAAAAGGGGTTCGTTTCTTGCGAATACCTCAACTTGCCTGCAACTGATGACAACGAAAAAAAGATCATCGACAAACTACAAAGCAAAGGAGTGAAAACAGTGAACAAAAAAAGCAATTCGCAGTATGAACACCGTGCTCGTTATAGGTAGGGACATTTTGTCCCCATGTACGATATTGAGTTGTCCGGTAAATTAGGACAACTGTTCGCAAAATGCGAATGGTCAAAAAAAATAACAAAATGCTATTGATAACAATAATTGTCGGAAATTTCATTGCAGGCATGGCAATAGCTGACTTTATAAGCAAGGTTTTGCCGGACTATTGGGAATGGGCTTTTAAAAAACACTCCGCACTTGAAGCTGATGAAATGCAAGACGCTTGGTATGAAAACGAAACAGTGATTTACTTGATAATAATTTGTTTTGGTTATCTATTGATGATATTGCTTTTGTTTGCGAAAGCGCAAAGCATAATCAAAAAGCTCACCAAATGACCGCCGCACAAACCGCCGCCAAAATACGCCAAAACCTCGCAGACCTGCGGGCAAACCGGGAACGGGAACTACAAATTATTGGAGCCGATCTTTCAACCTTGATAAAGTTGCGCATTCAAGGCAGCGGGGAAAACTACCTGAATACCAAGTTCAGCCCTTACACGCCGGGTTATGAAAAACAACGTACAAAGAAAGGATTCCAGATAAATTACGTGGACTTTACCCGTACCGGGCGACTGTGGGCAAGCGTGTATCCTGATGTTGAGGGCAACAGCGCGGTTATGACGGTTGTAATTTCCGCACATGGGCAAGACAACATTGACAAGGTTGAAGGCGCGGTAAAGAAGCGAGGGAACATCCTTCGCCCCTCGCAGGAGGAATTGGATTTAGCTGAACAGGCCAATAATGCAAGAGTGCTAAAATATCTGCAAATATGATCCAAACAGTATCTATATTAATCAATAATGAATGGAGGGATTTTTCTGTCGGTCAAACAATGGCAAACGCAGGCACAATAAAGACCTTCACCGCGTCCACCATTTTCAAACCTAAATAGGCTCCAACAATCAG